GGGTTCAAAGTGGTGACAGCAATGGAAGGTACTACTACCGACTCTGCTTTTCACATAGGTATCACAGGAACAGATGTAGACATCTTTGCTGCATCATTTGACCTAGACGGTGCATCTGCTGGTGATCATACACCTGCAATTACATCTTCAGGCGTGTGTGGAAATCTACCAGTGTTTACTGCAGCAGCAGATACACTTGATGTAGAAATCCAAGCATCTAGTGGAACTATCACTGGCGGTATTATTCGTGTATATGCAGTTTGCATTATCATGGATGACATTGCACAGTCAGGTTCTGCAAATGAAGTAGACCGTGATCTACTCGCATAAATTATTGGGGGGCTGGGCAACTGGCTCCCCTTTACTTATAACACAAGGGTTACACTATGGCTGAAACATTCCTTACGCTTACCAATAAAACGCTTGTGCGTATGAATGAAGTAGAGCTTACGTCTAGTAACTTTTCTAGCCCTAGAGGTATTCAGTCACAAAGTCAAACAGCAGTCAATGAAGCTATCAGGTATATAAACCAGAGAGAGTTTGGCTACCCTTTTAATCACGCAACTAATTCATCTACACTAACTGCTGGCGTATCTCGCTACGCTTTACCTACTAGTACAAAATATATAGATTACAATACTGCAAGAATTAAAAAGAATGAAACACTTAGTGCATCAGGTAACAATCTTAGCATACTAAATTATAATGAGTACGTATCTAAGGACTACGCAAACCAAGAAGATGAGGTTGAGTCAACTACTTTAAATGGCTCCCACTCTAGTTCAGTTACTACACTAACGTTGACATCCTCTACAGGCTTTGACAGCAGTGGTACTGTGCATATAGGCAGCGAACAAGTGACATACACTGGTGTATTAGGTAACGACATTACAGGCTGTACTAGAGGTGCTAACAGCACTACTGCTGCTTTACACGCTGATGGTACTACAGTAACACAGTTTGAGGATGGTGGTGTACCTAAGTTTATAGTGCGTACTCCTGACAACAAATACTTACTGTACCCTTACCCTGATAAAGCCTACACGTTAGCTTTTGACTACTACACATTTCCTAGTGATTTGTCAGCACACGGTGACACAACAACTGTGCCTGACAGGTTTGCTGCAGTCATAATTGACGGTGCAGTTGCATTTGTTTATCAGTATCGTGGTGAGCTACAGCAGTACCAGCTAAACTTTGAACGGTTTGAGCAAGGTATCAAAAACATCCAAACACTATCTGTAAACAAGTATGACTACGTAAGGTCATACATGATAGAATCACCTTATGGATCATCTAACCCTGTACTTAGGGTGTCATAAGAATGCCAGATACTTCATCGTTACAATCTACAACGTACAACTGTGAAGGCGGTCTAGTCTTAGACAAGTCTACCTTTATGATGCAACCAGGTGAAGCTTTAGAGCTTACAAACTTTGAGCCTGACATCAAGGGCGGCTACAGAAGAATGAACGGTTTTCGTAAGTACGTAAATCATCAAGTACCACAAACTAATAGTACGTCAGAGAAAGTTTTATTATCTTGCCTATTTGCAAACAGGGTTGTGGCTGCTCGTGGCGAAAGAATATACAGTGCAGGTTCTACTGAGTTAAGCCTAAAGATATTGTCAACTACAAGTATGACAGGCTCTGGTACAATTACAGTTGACTCTACTGCAGGTTTTTCTACAAGTGGTACATTACAAATTAGTGATGAGATATTTACTTATACAGGAGTTTCTACGTTTGCATTTACAGGTGTAACTCGCGCAACTTCTAGTACTACAGCAGCTAATCACGCTACAGATGATACTGTATCTGAAAGCTGGACACAAAGAGATACAGATAGGACTAATGCAGGTAAGTATAACTTTGAAAGATTTAATTTTGATGGTAACGACAAACTAGTATTAGTTGATGGAGCTAATGCACCTGTAGTGTTTAATTCAGCTATGAGTGCAACTGATGTTAGTGAGAGTGCCGTATCTGGATCAAAGTTTGTAGCCGCTTACAGAAACCACATGTTTTACGCTGGTAAGTCAACTACACCCCAAGAAGTCGTATTTAGCGAACCTTTAGATGAGGATGACTTTGACGCAGCAGACGGTGCAGGTAGCATCAAAGTAGATGACACCATAGTTGGGCTAAAAGCTTTTCGTGATAGTTTGTTTATATTTTGTGAGAACAGGATATTTAAACTTACAGGTTCTAGTTTGACTGACTTTGCAGTACAGCCTGTTACTAGAAACATTGGTTGTATTAATGGTGACACAATACAGGAATTTGCAGGTGACTTAATGTTTCTTGGGCCGGATGGTTTAAGAACAGTTGCAGGTACAGCTAAGATTGGTGACGTTGAGCTTGGTACAGTATCTAAAAATATTCAAGGGTTGTTTGATAAAAATATAGTAGATGCATCTTTGTTTGAGAGTGTAACTATACCTGATAAAACACAGTACAGATTATTCTTTTCAAAAGCAACTAATGGACAGAAACGCACTAGGGGTGTAGTGTGTGTTATGAAAGAAACTGGATTTGAGTTTTCTGAAACACTAGGAATAAAACCTTCTTGTACTGACTCTTTTATAACTGCAGGTGATGTAATAGTAATTCATGGTGACTTTGAAGGTTATGTACACAGGCAAGAAAAAGGTAACACTTTTGATGGTTCAACTATTTTAGGTAGGTATAGAGGCCCAGATATAAGTTTCGGTGATGCTGGTCTAAGAAAACATATGCACAGGGTAATACTTAACTATGAACCAGAAGCTGCTTTAAGTGCTGATTTAACATTACGCTATGATAACGAGAATGTTGGGGCTGCTAGACCAGCACCTTATAGTCTTAGTACTGCTACTGTTGGAGCACAATATGGTACTGCTGTTTACAGTACATCATCAAGTGCAACACAGTTTGTTTATGGTGGTGGTACAGTACCTCTAGTTAGACAGCCTGTAGAAGGTTCAGGGTTTACAGTGGCACTAAGAGTTGATGACAATGGTGTTTCATCTCCTTATTCACTAAAAGGATTTCAGTTAGAGTATCAAGTAGGAGCAAGACGCTAATGGGTGCTACATACACAAGACAGTCTACGTATGCAGATGGTGATGTAATACAAGCAGACGATACTAATGATGAATTTGATCAATTACTAGCTGCCTTCGCTGCTGGTACAGGACACACACATGACGGTACAACAGGAGAGGGTGGGCCTCTTAGTGCTCTCTTAGGTCACGGTATAACGTTTGGTGCAGGTACTGCAGGTACAGATATTGTTGTTACATTTGACGGTGAAACAAATGATGGTGTACTAAAGTGGATGGAGGATGAAGATTACTTTGAGTTCTCTGATGATTTACTTATTGCTTCTACTGAAAAGATACAGTTTCGTGATACAGCTATATTTATTAACTCTAGTACAGATGGGCAGCTTGACATTGACGCAGACACAGAGCTAGAGATTACTGCACCTACCGTAGACATTAATGCTTCTACTGCAGTTACANTTAGCAACGATCTTAAACTAGACAGTGATGCTGCTGTGTTAGGCTTTGGTGTTGATAATGATGTCACACTTACACANGTAGCTGATACAGGGCTGTTGTTGAACAGCACTATGGCTATCCAGTTTAATGATGCATCACAGTTTATTAATGCACCCAGTGCTACCGTACTATAGATATAAACGCTACTGATGAGATAGAACTTAATGCAACACTAATAGATATAAATGGCAATGTAGATATATCAGGTACACTTACTGTTGCAGGTGCTTTAGACTTTGGTGATCTTGACATATCTAACGTAGGTAGTATTGCCCTTGATACTATTACCAATGATGGTACAGACATTACACTAGACTCCTCTGGTGATGTTATACTTGATGCGGCTGGGGGAGATGTATTTGTAAAGGCTGCAGGTACAACCTATGGTTCACTTACAAATAGCTCTGGCAACTTAGTTATTAAGTCAGGTACAACTACAGCCTTGACATTTAGTGGTGCTAATGCTACACTAGCAGGTGATCTTACTATTAGCGGTGATGACCTTACAATGGCTACCAATACTTCTGGTGCTTTACTTATCGCTGATGGTACAAACTTTAATCCTACTCTAGTAACTGCTTTATCAGAGATTAGTACGGTAGCTAATGATGACGTATTCTTAGCTGTTGACACATCTGGTGGTGGTCTTAAAAAGATTACACGTAGTTCTATAGTTGCAGGTCTTGCTGCTTCTGGTGCTATATCTAACGTAGTAGATGATACAACACCACAGCTAGGTGGTAATTTAGATACAAACTCTAGTAACATACTTATTGATGACGCACATTTTATTGGTGATGAAAACGGCAACGAACAAATAGTATTTCAAACTACTAGCTCTGCAGTCAATCAAATAGAAGTTACTAATGCCGCTACTGGTAATGGTGTACAGATTGCTTCTACTGGT